GTGGAGACGGCCTACCGCTGGAACGGCAAGCGTACCCAGGGGGATATCAACAGCTACGGCAACATGGTCAAGCTGCGCCATGCGGATTACCGCGGTGGCCGGCTGGAGACGCTGTACGCCCATCTGAGCAAACTCTGCGTGGCCCAGGGGGAGACGGTATACGAGGGCCAGCTGATCGGCTACAGCGGCGATACCGGCAACTGCTATGGAGCACACCCGCATTTTGAAGTGCGCTGGAAAGGCCAGCGCACCAACCCGCTGAACTGGCTGGACAACGATTTTAACACGGCCAGCAGTGCGGTCAAGCTGGGCAGTTACAGCAGCGTAACGCACGATATGAAGGAAGTGGAATACATGTATTATGCAATCGACGTAAGTAAGCATCAAGGTAAGTTCGATTGGCAAGCCGCCTATAACAAGGGCATCCGCCATGCTATGCTGCGTGCCGGGTATGGCCGCTACAGCAGCCAGACGGACCCCCAGTTTGAGCGCAACGCCGCTGAGTGCACCCGCCTGGGCATCCAGTACGGCGCGTACTGGTACAGCTACGCCACCACCCCGGCGGAAGCACGGCAGGAGGCCCGCTGCTGCCTGGCCGCGATCAAGGGCAAGCACCTGTGCCTGCCGGTGGCCTATGACATTGAGTATGAGCCGTGTATCTTGCGTCTGACCAATGCCCAGCGCACGGCACTGGTGGATGCGTTTCTGGGCGAGGTCGAGGCGGCGGGATACTATGGCATTTTGTATGCGAGCTGCGGTTTCATTCGCAACCGGCTGGATTATGCCAAGCTGGCAAAATATGATATTTGGGTTGCCCAGTACGGCAGCACATGCACCTGCCCCCTGCCGTATGGCATCTGGCAGTATTCCAGCCGCAACGCGCTGGGCATCCCCGGCTACGGCACCAGCCTGGACTGCAACCGGGTCTACAAGGACTATGAGCAGCTGATGATCCAGGCGGGCCTGCAGGGCCACACCGCGCCCACACCGGAGGATACCACCCCCAACAAGCTGGACAAGCAGCGGATTACCATTGGCCGTATCTCCAGCGGCGACCGCGCAACCATCCGCGCCCTGTGCGATGGCCTGGGACTGGTAACGGCTGGCCTGTACCACGAATCCTGTGCGGATGGCAACCAGTGGATGCTGGACGTTGGGCCGGTATCCAGCGGCGACGCCTGGTACATCATGCGTAAGTGCGCAGAGCTGCAGCTGATTGATGCAGGGCTGTACAAGGCCGAATATGTGGGGTGATACGGTGAAAAAATTGTTTATCTCCCAGCCGATGCGCGGCAAGACCGACGAGGAAATCCTCAAAGAGCGCAAGGTGTTGATTGCTGATGTGTACATGAAAACCCATGAGGAAATCGAGGTCATCGAATCCTTTTTCGAGGATGCCCCGGCTGACGCAACACCGCTGTGGTATCTGGGCGAAAGCCTCAAGCTGCTGGGCACCGCTGATTTTGCAGTGTTCGCCCCTGGCTGGCAGGACTATCGCGGGTGCCGCATTGAACATGACGCGGCTGTCCAGTACGGAATTCCTATTGTGGAGGTATGAGCATGGATGCTATCATCGCTGCCCTGATTGCCGGGGGATGCTCCGTTGTTGGCGTGGTCATCACCACCCTGGCAACCTCCCGCCGCACCGAACAGAAGATGGCCACCGCGCAGGCCGTGACTGATACCAAAATCGAAGAGCTCACCCGCGAGGTGCGCGAACACAACAACTTTGCTAAGCGTGTACCAGTGCTGGAAGAGCAAATCAAGGTTGCAAACCACCGGATTGCAGACCTTGAAGAAGCAAGCAAAAGCGCCTGAAAAATAAAACACATCCCCAAATAACCCGTTTTTGGATGTGAAAAGCAATTTTAAGCCTATACAATAGCAATTTTTACCAGAATTTGATAAGGAGAAAGCAAAATGGATATTTCTTTTCTGTCCGAATATATGATCCCCGTGATTGTTGGCATCTGCCTGTGCGTGGGCTGGATTGTCAAGCAGTGGATTAAGGATGTTGACAACCGGTATATTCCCACGATTTGCGCGGTGATTGGTGTTGCGCTGGCCTGCTGGATGAATTGGCCTGAAATTACCGCTACCGTTATTTTGTCCGGCCTTGCAAGCGGGCTAGCATCCACTGGCCTGCACCAGGCATTCAAGCAGATTCTTGAGGGATTTGGAAATGGGAAGTAAGTTTGACTTCCGAATGAGCCGCAGCGACTATGATGACCTCTGTTTTGACCTGACAGATGACGAACACGCCGTGTTGGATTTGCGGCGGCGCGGGATGCACAATGCCGACATTGCGGCGGAATTGTATTGCAGCGAAAGGACGGTTAATCGGAGAGTTAAAGCGATAAAAAGTAAATTAGGTTAAAAAAGGCCTCTTGCAATAGTCTAAATTGCAAGAGGCCTTTTTATTTTTTTATGTAAATCTATAAAATGTATGGCGACATGACTCGAACCTGCCGGGCTTTTTTATTTTTGCTTGTCTTTTTGCGCATTGTACCACGTTAAAAACTCGCCAAAGAGGCGCTGCTCTGCCTCTTTGCGGGCGGCGATGGCTTTGTTTTTGTCGGCGCCGCAATACAGGTGGTACCGCTCCCCCTTAAAATAGATGTATGCGATATATTTTCCGTCTTTTCTGCACGACACACCTCGCACGCCTGTGGTGTTGTTCCGTTGGGCTTTGCTCGATGATATTCGGCTAACGTTGGTGCCGTCAACCTGCCCGAGCTTATCGGCAATGGGTTTGGTGGTCAGGTTGCGGTTTTTTATGCACCCGCAGCTGATCTGCTTGGAGTGGGCGATGGTACGGCTCGGCAGTTCCACGATTTTACCGCAGTTAAGGCAGCGGCAGCGGAAAACCCGGTTGCCATCTTGCCTCTTCGCAGTCGGCTCGATAACGTACAGATAGCCAAATGTTTGCCCGGATAAATCCTTAAACGGCGGCATGGCTTAGCCCTCAAGGTAGGCACGTAGCGCAGCGCGTACAACTTCGCTGCGATTTCCATCGCCCGCAGTGACACGGGCATTCAGCTTGTCCAGCAGCTCCTGCGGCAGCAGGACGTTGAGGCGGGCATCCTCTACTACCTCGCCAAACGCTGCCTCGTAAGCGGCGCCGTCAAGGTACTGTTCTGCCCACTCGCGGGCGGCGTCCTCGGTGATGGGGGTAATCTCCTCGCCCCAGCCCCAGTTGCCGTCCTGTTTGGGGAAACCGTTGCCGTAGTTGTGTATAAAATACTTGCCCGCCTTGGTGCGGTATAAATCTTGTCCGCGATAGTAGATGTCGTTGGGTAAGCAATTGTTTTCGTGGACACCGAGCCGCTGGGCGGTTTCGGTGTTGTAGCGGCTGCCGTTGATGATCTTTTTCATGGTGTGGCTCCTTTTTTATATTACAGCCGCTTTGCATCAAACAGCTGAGATACGGATACGATCTCAAAGGGGATTTCTTCGCGCTTGCCGGAGCTGGTCGGTGCGGTTATGGTCAGCGCCTGCAGCGCCTCGTCAATGGCTTGATCATAGTCGCCTGTCACGCGGATGGCGGGGACGAAGGCAAGGACCAGATCGATGTTGCCGTCCTTGGCTTTGTAGTCGGAGCGGATGCCGCCCGGCACAGCGTGGATGAAGTCGGGCAGGGAAACCGTCACGGCTTTGTGGTGCGGTATGCCTTTGGGTTCGTGACCTTCGTAGCTCCAGCCTTCCGGCAAGCGAAAGTTTCTGTAGGTGTCGTTCTGCACGGCGGTGAAATAGGCGTTTTCGGCGGGGGTGTAATTGCCGGTGCAGTGGGATGCCAAAGCCATGGTGATGATAATCTCGGTAGTCATAATGTTTTCTCCTTTGTTGTGCGGGGTGTTTCGTATCTCCTATGTTGTACTTATTATAGCACATATAATATTTAATGTCAATGATTATTTACAAAAAATATTATTTTATGTCAATAGGAAACTTTGGAATGAAAACTTGGCGTAAAACTGTCGCGTTCGTGTCGCACGTTTTTACGTCTATTTTTTTATAATTAAGCTAGAGGAAACAAAAAGAATGGCTTACACACAAATCAATCTAAATCCAGAACACAAGCATGTTGGAGATTGCACCGTTCGGGCCATTGCGGCGGGAACAGGGAAAAGCTGGGAAGATATATACGCAGCATTAGCACTTGAGGGCTATTTGCTGCATGATATGCCAACGGCAAATTATGTTTGGGGCAGTTATCTGCGGCGTAAAGGCTGGCGGCGGCACACACTGCCAAACACCTGTCCGGACTGTTACACCGTCGCGGAATTTGCCGCCGACAATCCGACTGGCGTATATATTCTGGCTATGGCAACGCACGTTGTCGCTGTTGTTGATGGCGATTGGCTTGATACTTGGGACAGTGGCAACGAAATGCCACTGTATTATTGGCAGAAAGGATGATTGACTATGGCGTTTGGCGTACCGTATCAGCCCGGCTATATGCCGAACTATTATCCGATGGGGCAGCAGATGCCGTCGGCCATTCCCGATCAGCTTGCACAGCTCCGGCAGGCGGCGTATCCGCAGCAGCAGCCAACAGCGCAGCAGACCACGCCTATTATCTGGGTGCAGGGCGAAGAAGGAGCCAAAGCGTATATGGTGGCGGCAGGGAACAGCGTGCTGCTGATGGACAGCGAAAACAGTACATTTTACATTAAGTCCACCGACGCCAGCGGGATGCCTCAGCCCTTGCGCGTTTTTGACTACTCGGAACGCACGGCAAGCCAGAAACAGCCCGCACAGACCGTGCAAAAGTCGAAAGAAGAATATGTCACACGGCAAGAGTTCAACGCGTTGACGGCTCGCTTTGACGCGCTGGCGGCAGATAAACCTTTGACGCGCAAGAAGAAGGAGACAGACAATGAGCAACCCTCTGTTTAACGCTTTAGGCGGTAACAGAATTCCTGCACCGATGGGGCAGTTTCAACAGATGATGCAGCAGTTTCAGCAGTTCCGGGCAAATTTTCAGGGAGACCCCAAGAAAGAAGTAGAAAAGCTGTTGCAATCAGGGCAGATGAGCCAAGCGCAGCTGAACCAGCTGCAAGCGATGGCGCAGCAGTTTAGGTCGTTTATGTGACAGGTTTAATCCGTGCGCACGGTTAGACAATAAAATTTATTTGAAGGGAGTAACAATATGAGCTTATCTTCTGACGACACTGTTATGACAATGCCGGTACAGCCCGCCAATAATTACAATGGCGGCATGGGCATGTGGGGGCAGGACTGGATTTGGATTATCGTCCTGTTCCTGTTTGGCTGGGGCCGCAACGGTTGGGGCGGTAACAACGGCAATGGTGCTGGCGTTATGGATGGATACATCCTTACAAGCGACTTTGCCAACATCGAACGCAAGATTGACAACGTAAACAACGGCCTGTGCGATGGTTTCTATGCACAGGCGCAGCTTGTCAACGGCGTGCAGAACGCTATGCAGCAGGGCTTTATGTCTGCGGAAATCAGCCGCGCAAACCAGCAGGCGGCATTTATGCAGCAGCTGAATGCCATGCAGATGCAGCAGGCCAATTGCTGCTGCGAAACCCGCGAAGCGATTCAGGGCGTAAATTACAACCTCGCTACGCAGGCTTGCGACACGCGCCAGACTATCCAGAACGGCACGCGGGACATCATCGAGAATCAGAACGCCAACGCCCGCGCGGTGCTTGACGCACTGACGGCGCAGCGCATTGAGGCTAAGGATGCCAAGATTGCAGAGCAGAACCAGCAGCTTTTTGCTGCGCAGCTTGCCGCAAGTCAGGCAGCGCAGAATGAAACGCTGAAAGCCTATATGAGCGGGCAGCTCGCCTACTACAATCCCCGCCCTGTTCCGGCTTTCCCTGTTCCCGCACCGTATCAGTATGGGAACTGCGGAACCTGCAACTGCTAAAACCGAATAGCAATAGCAACTGTTTCCAAATTGGAAACTGTTCAGCTCCGTGCTGATTTTGCAAAAA